ATTTGACTGGCAATATGTGCAACGGTTCCAACTTGTGCAATTGGGACCGTAGCGTACCGGGCACGTGGGTATTTACATCGCGTTCGGGCGCTTCTGGATTTGCGCCAAATGCGATACACGCTACAAGCAATCGCATGCAAACTAATTTGCATTGGGGCGTGCTTGAAAATGATGTTGTCGGCGGTTCGGTTAGTCCGGCATTTGGCAATATGTGGATTGGTAACACCATTGCGGGAAATGGCACAGCAAATCAAGCGCTGTATGGTGCGTTCGCAACTTGCTTGACTACGGGCACGCGCATCGAATCTACATACTTTGAAGCGCAGCAACGCGGCGTAGTAGTCGGGTGTGTTAGTGGTGATCCCGGTATTAGTACCCCAAGCGGTTACACATCGCAGTTCGGTGGCAATACGGTAAACGTTCATGTTGATTATAATTTCATGAACGATTCCGGCAACACCACTGATCCGACAACCAATGCGGCAAATAACACGGCTGAAGTAGAGCTAATGCACACCATTTCGGCGAGCATTAACTACAATTCAAAAATTGGAACTGCGAATTGTTTGGTAGATGGTGGCGCGCTCGGTGTCATCACGATTTTAAATGATCAAGTAAACAGTGGTACCGGCATTACTACAACATGTTTAAATGGAGCGCTCGGTGCGGGCGGATTAAATAACTTTGTGCAATACGGCGATGGCCCGCTTGGTGCCATGCATTTTGGCGGCGCTGTGCAAGTTGACGGCGTGCTAACAACCAGTTCACTAACACGGTTGAATAATGCGTTTCCCACAATGGATTCGACAGCGCGCATTGTTTTAATTGTTGCTGGTATCACCGTTTGGCAAAGCACCACGGTACCCGGTGGCACATGCGGCGGTCCATTAGGCATGAATATTTGGTTTACTCCGACAAATATGTATGTATGTTCTGGTACGTGGAAAGCTGTAACCATCGTTTAATTGAGGCTAATGCATGCGCAAGCTGTTCGCACTTTGTTTTTTATTGATTACTTCCCCGGCAATAGCAGCGGATAGCAGCGGTGCAGGCGCACCTACAGCGATGTGCGCGTATGGTGATACATACGAGCAAACTGACGCGGCGAATGCACAATGGACGTGCATTAACTACCTCGGTTTGCACGTGTGGCAATTTCACGCGTTGTACTCATATCCTTCACCCGTGGGCGGAAACCCCGGCATTGGCAGCACTATCACTGCGGCGCAAGTACTCGCGCTATTAAATGGTCAAACACTGTTAAATGTTTTAGCCAATGATCCCACAGTGGGTTCGCAGCAGCTTGCCACGGCGCACTATGCCGACACGCACGGCAGCGGCGCACAAGGTCCACAAGGACCGGGCTTATATACCAATGCAGGACCACCGGCGAGCGTATCGCACAACGTGGGCGATTTCGTTTTAGATACGACGGCAATGGTGCTCTATGGCCCGAAGGCAGCCAGCGGTACTATTTGGCCAAATCTCGGCACGATCAAGGGTAGCAACGGTGCAAATGGCACCAATGGCACGAACGGGACGAACGGCACGAACGGTGCCAGCGGGACCACGCCAACGCTCACCATAGGCACCGTGACCACTTTACCTCCCGGATCGCCGGGAACGGCAAATGTGCGCGTTGTGGGCGTATCCCAATACGCCATCGACATCGGCATCCCGCAGGGTCCAGCGGGTCAAGATGGCGCACCGGGCGCGAATGGTACCAACGGCACAAATGGAACCAACGGTGCAGATGGTGCGCCCACGAATTTGTTGATGGGTAATGTCGCAACATTGCCATCTGATGCACAAGCTACGGCAAACATCCGTTGCGGATATGCAGACAATACGTGTTACTTCGATGTCGGAATTCCCGGTGGAACCGCGAGCGGCACAGGTGGTACGGGCGGCGGCACAGGCGGTACGGCAGGCGACCCCGGCACGAATATTGGAACCGTTGCGCGTACCGGCATCATGACAAATGGCAGCATTGCGTTCAAGGTTTGTTATGTCGGCAGTTCGGTGTGCAGCGGCGGCGTGGGCACCAATGCACCAGCGGCCACACCAACACGCACAGCGGGATTAAATACACCAAGCGCCGGTTCTGGTACGGCGAATGCTGTTGCTGTGCATTCATTCTCAACCGCACACGCGGGTACAAACGTGTTTACTGATGTGCTCTGGACAACAGCACCGGGGCAAGGCACAGGTGTAGATTCCACATCAACCAACTGGTATCGTGATTTCTATATGAAGGCGGGATTTCCTGCCGGTAAAACGCATTTTGAATTTGATACTTATTCGTTTGATGACGGTTGGGATTGGATGTGGGGCACGCAATGCAACGCGAGTAAGAACATTATTCAATACGATAATCAGGGCAACGGTTGGGTTGATACGCCAATTCCATGCGGCACATTGTTTGATGGTTCGTGGCACCACATTAAACAGACATTTCATCGTGATTTAGCAGCAACACATAAGTGCGCGGCAAATACGGCACCGTGTGAATGGTGGGATGACATCGTAATTGACGGTAACACGTATGTTATCGGCAAATCATTACCGGCAACAACCACTAGTTGGACGGCAAGCGGCGGTCAGATACAGCTAGATACCGAACCAACAACGGCAAGCAGTGGTTCGCCAGCGGTTGCAACGGTGTGGATCGATACAGACATTGTAACGGCAGGATCGGCACCAGATGCCGGAACCACTGATCCCGGCAGCAATGGCGGCGGCACGACGGGCACCGGCGAATTGGATTCGTTCAATTTCGATAGCGGTACACCAACGTCAGTTGGTTTGACAGCAACTGGATCACCGGCAATTTCCACTAGCAATTTCCACACGGCACCGAATAGTGCAGTATTTCCGACCGGCAATAACTATTATGTGGATACGTTGTCAGGCGCAACGACCACGCTTTATACACGGCAATATATTTATGTCAGTTCGATCAGTAGCAGCGGCACGATGGGATTTTTGCGGTTTTACCATGGTGGTTCCGAAATATGGACATACTATCTTGGGCAAACATCGGGCACAATCACCGGCAACAATCTAGCATCAGGTGTGACAGCAGGTGGTGGCAATCTACCAGCGGCAGGAATTCATCTGGTGGAAACGTTCACCAAGATTAGTGCCACAGCGGGCCAATACATTATCAAATTGGACGGCACCACCACTTACACATCGGCGACGAATCTCAACACCGGCACATTGGCAATTGACACTGTGTGGTTTGGTCAAGTTGGTAACACACCACCTACTGGTTGGGGCAACGTGTACATGGATAATGTGGACTTTAGCGCAACAGGATGGATAGGACCAATCTAATGGAAAATGATGATTTGCCTGAAATTGGATGGTGGCCCGAAGAATTCACCATTTGCCAATGGTATCGATTCAATGGGCGATCCGTGGCGCAAGTTGTCAAGCAAGGCACACGTGGTTGGCGCGCTTTCAGCATGATCGAATTAAACAAAAGCGGCACAACTGGCAAACCATTGGATGACACGGTGGAATCAATCGAACAAGCAAAGCAGCTATGTGAGGATTATGCCAAGCGAAAAGCAACTTAATTGGTTAGTCGCTACTGCACAGGCAGCGGCGCAAGCTGGCCACATTTTTCCTGATTATGCTGCATGCGAAGCGGCGGTTGAATCAGGTTGGGGCACGTCGCAGCTTGCCGTGCGTGATCACAACTTATTTGGGATGAAACAGCACACGCATCCTGAATACGGCACCATTTCGTTGCCCACGAATGAAGTAGTCCACGGTGCTGTGCAATCAATTACGGCGAATTGGGTTGTATACCCAAATGACACAGAGTGTTATAAGGATCGCATGCAAACATTTCGCACACTTCCACGGTATGCACCGGTGCTCGCGGCGCGCGATGGTGAGGCGTATGTGATGCTAGTTGGCGCGACCGGTTACGCTACTGATCCAATGCGTGCAATGAAGGTGTTGGCGGTTTATCACGAATGGAAAGGTGCAAATGCTCCAAAACTTTCTGAAGAAATACCACGTATCGACACATAGCGGCGCGGTTGCAATCGCGTTTGTAATCACCACGTTTGCATCTTCGCAGGATTTCCGCGCGGCGTGCATCCAACTGTGGGCGGCGCTAAATCAGGCCATGACTCCGCACCCGTTCTTGTATCTTTTCTTTTTCAAACTTGGTGTGCCGTTGACTGTTACATTATGGGGATGGTATCGGAATGGACAAGCTAAAACCATTATCAACGCCGATGTCAAGCCAGCCAGCGGTGACGAAATCATTAGCGCAGCAAGCAAGGTCAATGTTGCTCCCATGGGCGAAACGCCTGTTAATAAATGAAATTGTAGATAACCATGCGGTGCATATTCGCGCGGCAGCTACAACAGCAGTTGAGTACACGATGAATCAAATGCATATACCCATCCCAAACTATTTACCCATTCCACCGGCACACGGCGTTGTGCCCATGACATCAACCGCTACGGTTCCACGGGGCGGCATGGAGGTTCCAAAGATGGCGACAACGGCACCGGTGGCTGCTCCGGCAGTACCGCATCAGTCATTCATTGCGAAGGCCGAAACGTGGCTGGAGCATGCAGGCAAGGTGATTGCAACTGATCTATCGAAAACGGATGTGGTGCTCAAGAACGTGATACCCATTGCACAGTTCACAGCCACCATTTTTTCGTTTACGCCATACGGCGCAATCGCGGCTGAAGTTGTCCAGCTAATTGTACTTGCGGAAGGAACACTTGCGGCGGCAGGTCAACAGACGGGCAGCGGCGTAACAAAGGCGGCCATTGTTACGAATTCGATTGGTGGTTTGATCGAAAAAACGTTGACAGATGCTGGCGCGGATGGATCGGCAACGGCAGTGCAAAAGGTGATCGATAGTATTGTCGGTTTCCTCAATAAACTTGATCCGGCAATGTTCGCGCAGTTGCAACAGGCACTTAGCGGAAATCTACTCGCGGCATAAAAGGAGCATCAATGGCGCACGGTTTACTCATGGAACAATGGGCGCGTATTTTTGCGGGTTTCTTTTGTGTCGTGTGCTATGTCGGATTCTGTTTCCGCATCTGGCATTGGTTGCAGAACGATTTGGCAGGACACAAAGTCTACCTGAAATGTGTCCTTGCCTATTTCTGGATGATGGCGGTGTATCGCACGTGGTGGATTGTGGCGTTATATTTCGGCACACGCAGGACCATCACCTATGCGGCATTTTTAAGTGCGTTTGCAGCAATCTTTCTTTTCATTGTTACAGAATTCAATGCGCGCAAGATCGAAAACACGCTGGAATGTTCTGAGGCGGAATCAAAAGAATTAACAAAATCGACAAAGCAGTATGTAACCGACATGAAGGAAATTAGCGTAAAAGCTGATGAATTTGTGAAGCGGCAGCAGATACATATTGCAAGGCGCGCAGCAAAGGATGGTCCACCGGCGCATTCAAAAGGAGCATAACCGATGTTGGTATGGGCAATTTTCTGCTTGGTATTCATTCCCGAACCGGCATCTACTGAGTGGTATGTATGGGAAAAAATTGCAGAATATTTGCTGATTCCCATTTCTGTTTATATCTTTCATAGGGTATTCACGAGCAGATCAGAAATCAATAATAAGACCATCAAAGATTTAACAACTGGCATGGAAGAATCAAAGAATTCGATTCAATTATTGCAACAAGGTTCTAGTCTGGTAGAATTCCGATTGAATCAGGAAGTGCGCGATAGAGAAAAATTAGAAACAGAATTTCGCGCGCATAGATCGGAGGTTGATCGTGCCGGGATCTTTAATCGAAACAATCGAAGCTAAGAAACAGGAAGAACTAGAAATTAAAACTAAGTTTGCGCGGTACTGGCTGGAGAATATTTCCAACCCGTACAGCGCGGCACTACGGTTGTTTGCAAATCCGGCGGAAGCATACCAGCGCGCGCGGGATTGGGCCAAAGATGAGTACGTGTTGGCAGAATTGGATCGGCTGAAACAGACGATCACCGAAGAAGAATTGCTGCCCACGAAAGCGATGTATTTGCGTGAATTGTTAGAGCATGCGCGGTCATTGCGGACGAACGATCCAGACAATGGTTTCAAGTATGACAACCTGTATGCATCGATGCGCGGCCATATCGAAAAACCGGCGTCTGCAAGTGTAACTGTGAATAACAATTTGACCGTGAACCGTGTTATGGTTCAAAAAGATTTCGGCAACGATGATGAGTATGCCGTGACACTTGAGGCGCAACAGCAAGCACTGATGCATGACAACAGCGACGCCATTACCAACGCAAGCAACAACGGCTAGTGGCCAGCCGTTCGAAGTTGTATGGCAGCCGTTGCCGGGGCGCGTGATCAATGGCGTAAAATACCCGTCATCTCAGGCGCTCGCGCTGGACACACGCGCGGATGAAACGCTATACCACGGCACACGTGGACCCGGAAAAACCACAACACAATTAGCCTATTACCGGCGCTATGTTGGATTAGGTTACGGTGAATACTGGCGTGGAATCATTTTCGGTTACGAATACAAAAACCTTGACGATCTAGTGCAGCAATCGAAAAAGCTATTCCATTCGTTCGATGATGGCGCGCACTTTTACGAATCACAATCAGCGTACCTGTGGGAATGGCCAACCGGCGAGCAATTGCTGTTTCGCTCGGGCACCGGTGTTGCAAGTTATCCGCTGTACCATGGCCACGAATATCCATTCCAAGGTTGGAACGAATTGACCAATTGGGTAAACTTAGAATTTCATGACGCGATGTTATCGTGCAATCGTTCAAGCTGGACACAAGAAAAAAATAGTCCAGTAGATGCGGACGGCAATTATCTGTTGCCACCAATCCCGCTGAAAGTGTTTTCAACCACAAACAGTGAAGGCGTTGGATTTGCGGCAGTCAAACGGCGCTTTATTGATCCAGCACCGAACGGCAAAATTGTACGCACACCGGTGCGCGTGTTTGATCCAAAAACGCAGCAAGAAGTTACATATGAGAAAACGCAGGTTGCGATATTTGGCAGCTACAAAGAAAACATTTATCTAGATGCGCAATATATCGCGTCATTGCATGCACAAACGGATTCAGCAAAGCGCGCGTCATGGTTAACCGGTTCATGGGATATTGTGAGCGGCGGCGCGTTAGATGATGTTTGGAAATCGAGCGTGCACGTTATCCCGCGCAAATTTCAAATCCCCAAACATTGGTATGTGGATCGCTCATTCGATTGGGGAAGCACACATCCCGCGTGGGTTGGTTGGTGGGCGCTTGCCAACGGTGAAACGCTAATCAGTTTTAAACCAAATCGTGACGGCTCATACGACACGTGGACGCCACAACCCGGTTCGCTAATCTTAATTCATGAATATTATTTTTATAGTGGCGAACTAGGCGACAATAAGGGAATGAAATTAGGCGCGGTGCCGGTTGGAGAAACGATTCGTGATACTGAAATTGCATTGTTGCGCGACGGCTGGATTCTCAAGCAACCGTATCCGGGACCGGCAGACAACCAAATTCGAGATGTACATGAGGCTAGCGAAGAGTCTATCGAAACAAAGATGGCCAGCGTGGGCATACGTTGGGAAGAATCGGACAAGTCACCGGGATCGCGCCGGAATGGTCTTCAGTTGCTCCGTGATCGATTGGTGGCGTCACAGTTACGAGAAGGACCGGGGCTGTATGTCTTCGATCATTGCAGGGCATTTATAACGCTTGTGCCGGTGCTCCCCCGTGATAAAGTCAAACGCGATGACGTTGACACAGCGGCAGAGGATCACCCATACGACGGTGCACGTTATCGGGCATTAAAAGGTACATACAGAGTTTCAACAGACATTAAAGTAACATTTGCAATGTAAAGGTGGATCGATGGCGCAATCTGGCGTTTCTTTCATGCGTGGTGAACTGGCGCGAATGCTGTTGGTTTATGAGCGCATTTTTGATTGCTTGCAAGGTACACCGGCGTTGAAAGGTTTGCTACCACCAGAGCCGTGGTTCCTCACCGCACCACTTGTATCCACGGCGAATGCCCGTGTATGGGAACAAGACAAGCGCAAGCGGTATCTTCCCATGCCGAACAGTCAAGACACGTCCGACGAAAATTATCACCGTTACAATGCGTATGTGAATCGTGCGGTATGGTACAACGTACCAGATCGCACGTTAAAAGGTTTGGTTGGGCAAATATTCTTGCGTGATCCAAAGGTAGAAATACCCAATCAGCTAGACATAATCAAGGCAGACGCCGACGGCGCTGGCAATTCACTAGATCAAGTTGCGAAGCAGGCGGTTGCGTCGGTTATCGCGTATGGTCGCGGCGGATTTCTAGTTGATTATCCGACTACAGCAGACATCGCATCATCCAATGCAATCGTGGCGGCAAATACGCCGGATGACACCGGCGCAATTACAGGCCAATCAAATCCGGCACCAGCGGCAACAAGACTAAACCCCACACCGGCAGGCACAGCGGTTGCATCTATCGCTGATATTAAAAACGGTAAGTTGCGGCCAACGATTACATGGTATGACCCGTGGAATGTCATCAATTGGCGTACCACGCGCATAGGTGCCAACACTGTTTTATCGCTGGTTGTGCTCGCGGAGCAAGTGTGGACCGAAGGCAACGATTTTGAAATGGTTTCTTATTTTCAATATCGTGTGTTACGTCTAGATGCTGATGGCAAACACTATGTCGAAATTTGGTCTAATTGGGATACAACTAGCAAGAGCGCAAACGGCGATCACGTCAAAATTCAAACATTTATGCCCACGGATTCGAACGGCGATGTGTATCAAGGACGCATGCCGTTTATCATGGTAGGTGCCGAAACGAACACGCACCACATGCAGAAAGCACCATTAGATGATTTGTGCGAAATAGCAATAGGACATTTCCATAACAGTGCTGACCATGAGGAAACGGTATTTCAAGTCGGACAACCAACACCGGTTATTAGCGGTGTAAGTCAAGATTGGGTTGAAAACGTTTTGGAAGGACGCGTAATGTTTGGTTCGCGCGTCGCGGTGCCGTTGCCCGTGGGCGGCGATATGAAGTTGGTGCAGGTGTCGCCTAATCAATTAGCGGCTGAGGCAATGAAGGACAAAGAAGCGCAGATGGTTGCGCTTGGTGCCAAGTTAGTGCAAGCGATGCACACATCGCGCACGGCGACAGAAACAATCATCAACACCACATCTGAATCATCGGTGCTCGCCAATATTGCGGGTAACGTAAGCGCGGCAATCGAGTGGGCACTTGGTTGGTGCTTGTCGTTTCTGGATACCAGCGCGGTTACTGATCCGGCGAATACCAAAAATGTCGATAGCACCGGCAACGGCATTCAGTACCAATTAAACAAAGATTTCGATTTGAATAAGTTGAGTGCAGATATACGTGCGCAAGCGGTGAAGGAATGGGAAGCGGGCGCTATTTGCTGGTCTGAGATGCGCGGGCAGTTAAAGGATGCGGGTTCGGCCACAATGGACGATGATGAGGCA